AGGTCGGCCCCGGACAGGTTGGCCCCGAACAGGTTGGCCCTGGACAGGTCGGCCCTGGACAGGTCGGCCCCGGACAGGTTGGCCCCGAACAGGTTGGCCCTGGACAGGTCGGCCCCGAACAGGTTGGCCCCGGACAGGTTGGCCCCGAACAGGTCGGCCCTGGACAGGTCGGCCCGTTTTCCGCCATTTTCGCCTCGTATCCATTTAAGGTGCTTGTCCAAAATATTTTTCAACTCTTGTTTGTCCATGCGTTATTCCTCCTTGTAGGTTTCCCGGAAGCTGCCTTCGGGGAAATCGAACTCCACGGTGAAATGATGGTGCCGCTCGTTGATGGAGACCACCCAGCACCGTCTAGGGCCGTTTTTTTCTTTCATGAATGCGCTGGTGTCCAGTGTAGGCGTCATGTACAGTACGTCTCCGACTTTCACCGCTCTCCCTCCATCCAGGAAAGGAAGCGCATGAACCATGACGTAGCCGTACAAATGCCGATTAAAGCAAAAATGTATGTACTCATTTTTATCTCCCTGCACGCACAAATCGGATTATTTCGTCATCAGTCAGTGACAAAACCTTATCTAAGGCGCTAATATCATCCAACCACCATTTGCGCTTTCCGCTTAGTTTCATAGAGATATTAGATTGGGTCATTCCAGCCAATTCTCCCAGGTCCCGATCGGTATACCCCATACGTCCTCCGGCAGAACGAAGAATCCTCGCCCTCTGTTCACATGGGGGAACAGAAAACCTGCTTAGTTTTGTTCGCGCCATGATTTCCTCCTTGATTTTCCCTTTTGGAGGCGATATACTGTATCCAAAGGGATTGTTCGTGGTTGCTCAATCCTTGCCCTCGTCGTGTTCGCTGCACGGCGGGGGATTTTCTTTGCCCAGCCGGATTGCCTCGTCAAAGGTCATGCCGTAGGCCGCTCGGTTTAACTTGTCCATCAGGTGTTTGGTGTTGCGCGCCTGGGACTCCAGGTCTTTGATGCTGTCTTTTTCGTTCATAAAAACCTCCTTGTCATTTGACCCGGAGGCGTATATAATAACCTCGCGGGCCTGTTGGTGCACTCAATAGGTCTCCGCAGCCCTCGTCGGTGGTGGTGCATCGGCGGGGGCATCTTTTATTGTCCTTTCTCCATGGATGTGATAGGATGGGGGAGAAAGGAGGTGAGATAATGGATCGTTCTAAAAAGTACGCAATCGAAGCCGCCAAAGAAATTACCGTAGCTGTTATGAGCGAAGGTAATCTGCGTGTAGATAAAGCGGGCGGAGAAAGCGTAGGGGACTTCTTTCAAGCGGTTTATTCTAAAATTGAAGAAATCGCAAAAGATGTTCCCGGTCTTGGCAATCAGTAACTAGACAGAGACCTCTCTAAAACGGCGGCGACTTCCGGTAGAGCTTGCACCTCTGCGGGAGTCGCTTCCTTTTTGGATGCTCTCTCAACAAATTCGATAAGCGCATTTTCAAGGCGTTCTCTTGTAGTCATTCTTATACCTCCTTACCCCTCATCATGATCCGAAAGAAGCTCGTCTACGGTAGTTTCGTAGTGTTCTGCCAAAAGTCTTAAATAAATAGGATGCGGCCTGATACCGTTCTTCCAATTCTGGATAGTGGTTTGATGTACCCCGAGTTCCTTTGCAAGCCTGTAATTTGTCTCCCCCCGCTCTGCTTGCAATCGAGCTAGGTTTTTAGATAGCAAAAAGTTCACCCCCCAAATTAGAGTGTTTCTTGACAAACGGATAATGCTGTGATACTCTAATTTTGGAGGATAAAGTTCACAGAATTTAGCCGGTTGTCTATCAACGGGCTTGGTGTTTTGCGCCTCATTGCAAGACCAATTATAGACTATTTTTAGAGTATTGTCAACTATTTTTAGACTATTTTCTCGTAGTCATATTAGACTATTTTTAGGGGTATTTATTATGAATTTTTCACAGTGGCTACAAGAGGAAATGCAGAAAAACAATCTAACGGAATACAGAATTGCAAAATTGTCCGGTGTTCACCAAACGACAATTAAAAACCTCCTTTCTGGTACTAAACCTCAAATTGGAACAGAAGAAAAAATCAAGAGAGCTATTGAACGGATAAATGCTGAAAAGCAAAAAAATCCCGACCCCCAAACAGGAGCCGGGACTATGCCGCCAAAAGAATATTCTGATTTGAACGCGGCCAACAGGGCTATCGTTGACCGCTTGATTGCCGATCTCGCAAAGTCGCAATCAGAGAATCCACCTTCTGGCGATTCTCAGGCGTAAGGCTTTGGTAGAGCCGCAGCGTGGTTTCGTCCATGCCACAGAGCAATTCAACGCAGGTCACATCTCGTTCATCCATCTTCCAGTTGCTCCCTTCGTTAGAACATTTGTTCTATTGTTTGTAGTATAGCATGATAAGCCATAGCGTGCAAGTGAAAATATGCGCTGAAATTTTGTGAAAATTACTGTTCTTCTTGTTCAAGAAGTTTTTCAAGCTCTGCATGGATAATCAGCATTGCGCCCAGGATCGCGGATTCCCGGTCTTTGCGGGTATCAAGCAGGGCAAGTAAGGATTCTCTGAAAGTCATGGTGCTGCCTCCCATTATAGATTCTACTATATGGGGAATACAGTCGAAAATTGCATGGAGACGTGCAACAAAAAATAAAATTTTTGAGAGAGGGAAAATTATGAAATGCCCTAAGTGTGGAAGCGAAAACGTCAGCGTTCAAATGGTAACCGAAACGCAGTTAGTAGACAAACATCATGGAATTATATGGTGGATTTGCATTGGCTGGTGGTGGATTTTTATTAAATGGCTTGTGTTTACACTTCCTGCGTTAATCGTAAAAATTTTTGCGCCCAAAAAACAAAAACTGAAACAAAAGCAAAAATCTGTGTGTGTTTGCCAAAATTGCGGGTATCATTGGGAAGCATAAAAAACCGCCGTCAGGTCTCCCCTGGCGGCGTACGCTTAGGAGGTGATCTGCTTGAAGCTGCCAAGCGCCAAAAAGCTCCCATCTGGTAACTGGAATGTTAGCGTTATGATAGCCGGGGAGAGAATATCCATTACCGCCCCAACAAAAAAAGAGGCAGAAAATCAGGCAGCAGCGATAAAGTCCGGAGCTAAAGCGGCCAGGAAAAAGACCGGACTAACTGTTGGTGAGGCTATAGACCAATATGTAGAAAGTAAGGACGCCGTTTTGTCTCCAGCCACAATTGCCGGATATAAGAGGATACGTGCGAATGCTTTACAGGACATCATGGATATTGATTTGGACCGCCTTACTCCGCAAATCGTCCAGCGGTCTATCAATATGATGGCTCGGAATAAATCTCCTAAGACTGTCCGAAATGCTCATGGACTACTAAGTGCTACATTAGCAGTTTACAGGCCAGACATAGCTCTTAGAACTACTCTCCCGCAAAAGGTACGCTATGAAATTTCTATCCCGTCAGATGATGATATAGGCGCCATCATGAATGCGTGTAGGGGCACCGAAAACGAGCTGCCGATCATGCTTGCTCTCTGGCTTGGTTTGCGTATGTCCGAAATCTTAGGACTACGGTGGGAAGATGTTGACGGTGATGTCCTCCACATCCGGCGGGCAAAAGTGGACGAGGGCGTCAAGACGACCAAAACATATATCTCCAAACGGGACCTTGATCTCCCAGAGTATCTTCAAAATTTGATTGCAGTAGCACCGCATAATGGGGAGTATATTGTAAATCTTTCACGCCGCGCCCTGTATTGTCGATTCCAAACCATCTGCAAAAAGGCTGGCATCCAGCACTACCGCTTCCACGATCTGCGCCATATTAATGCCTCCGTCATGCTGGCCCTTGGAATACCAAACAAGTACGCGGAGGAGCGCATGGGACACGCCACCGACAATATGCTAAAAACCGTCTACCAGCATACAATCAGCTCCGAACAAAGGGCAACCGCGCGCAAAGTAAATGGCTATTTCGAATCCAAATTGCAGATAAATTTACAGACAGATTAGAGAAAATCCTTTATTTCTAATAGTTTTATTAGTTATCTATCGGGGTTCGAATCCCCGACGGGTCACCAAAACAGGAAGCCTCGTAGCCGTAACGGTTGCGAGGTTTTTCTTTGTGCCACAGTGCTTTTAGCCGTTTTCAGTTTTCTGAAAAATATCACTGTTCGTTATATGTCTTAACACAAAATCATATAAATTTACATACAATTACAGATGAAATTACAGATGAAATCCGCCCCCATTTCTGAGGGCGGAAATTTTTATAGGGACCGTATTTTTCGCATTACCCCGTTATACACACGGGGATTAGCAACCTGGAGCGTGTCCATCAAGTCACCCATAATGCCCCATACCTGCTCCTCGCTTTTTTGAAAGTATAATTTTTGCATATAGTTGACTTGCATATATAAAATCCCCGCTCTCAATTGAGAGCGGGGTCATTTTAATGCTTGACGATATGGTCATAGTAGAGTTTGAGTTTGTCGGGGTTGGCGTCCTCGTCATCCAGAAATGCCCTGGTGATCGAAACATAGAAGTCCAGGGTATTCGCTGATGTTTTTTGGATGGCCTTGCAGTAGTCAGAATAGATCATATTTATTGCAGCCCAAAATTGCGCCGGGTCTCCGGGTATGTTTCTTTGGGCCATGATCTGTTTAACCTGCTCCAGAGTCCAGTGCGGCCCTTTTGTTCCGTCGGCGTTTACCATACGAGATGTCCAGTCCTCTGCGTCAGCTAGAGTGAACGATTTATTAGATTGCAAATTGCTAGTTCTTGGGCGCTGGCCCTCCCACTGGCAAATCGCCTGATAGGCTCCGTTATATGTTGCCAGTCTGTCAGCCATACGGTCAGATGGTTCCTCGCCCATACACTCGGCAATTTTTAGCAGTAGCCAACCACGAGCTTCAGTTTCGCCCATAGGGCCACCCCCTTACTCCATCTCCATCTCGTTCATCAGACGCCGGATGGCGTCACGCTCACGTTCAGTTGAGGCATTATCCATCATCGTCTGTAGCTTATCCATCATGTCAGGAGATGCGTGTCGAGAATATCTTCCATCCCGGCTATAACGTCCCATGGAATCCCGCTTCCGGCCACGGTAGCTGGAGCCGCGGGCATAAGTACCGCGCATATCGGCCTCCCAGTTCCCGGCCCGGCTGTACCCATCGTCCTCTTCCAGCATCTCGATCTTGTCGATGTTCTTGATGGTGTCGGTCAGCTTGTGGACGATTTCCAGGTCGCCAGCGCCCAGATCACCTTTTCGGGCGATTTCCTCCAGCTCTTCGCAGAGTTTTTCTTTCAGTTCGTGCATATACATGTCGTTTCTCCTTTCAGGCCACACGCTCAACAATAAAATTACTGTTGGCTACCAGAATAGGCTGTGTGCTGGTGTTCTTTGCGGCGACAGTGACGCAGCAGCCGCGAGGGACATCTACCACAGCGGCAACATAGATATTGAAGAAATCCTCTGCGGCAGCCGGGGTGATGGTAGCGGTGGAAGCATTCAGCGCCTCACCATTGATAGAGATCGCTGCCGTGATGGCCTCCACGGTCCCGCCAGTAGGGACAGCAATATTTGCTCCAAAGGAGACTTTGAATTTTGCCCGGCACTGGTTCGTGAGCCCGCGAAGAGTCACCAGCCCAGCGCCTTCTCGATGCACAATGCAGGGCTTGCCTGTGTTGGCCTCCTCAGTAAAAGGCACGTTCTGACCAGCGGCAACGGTTACGATTGCGCTGTTGCTGTATTCAGCCATAAACTTCATTCCTTTCAAAAAGATAGCGGCGAGGCCGTTGCCCCGCCGCATGGTTCAAAATCGGCACGGGGCCGAACATTCCGGTCATGCCGAAAAGTTGATGTATTTGGTTTTAGCAGCCGCAGGCGCTAGTGCAACAGCCGTAAGTCTGTCCAGCCCACGGGTTACAGGTGATGTAGGCGGGAACCGGGCAGGGCTTGAGCTGGTTAACCAGATAGTTGTTCTGGGCCTGCTGGGAAGCGGCAAGCTGGAGGCCGAAAATCTGCTGGTTCTGCGCCTGGATCTGTGCATCCTTCGCAGCCATTTCCTGAGAGGTCAGCTTGTCCAGAATTGCGCGGGTGTTGGCGTTAGCGTTCTCCAGCAGGTCACGGGTGCTAGTCTGGATGGTGTTCCGGGTATCACAGCTCTGCGTGGCCAAGTTGTAATTGGTATCTGCAAAGCCTCGCTCTACCTGCCGCTGGGTATCACAGCAACAGGAGGCAAGCTGGGACTGGATAGCGTTGCCGCTCTGCATGATTGCCATCTGGGTGGCGTTGCCGTTGGTCAGGATGGCGGTATTGACCCCATTGAAGCCTTGACACATGGTATTCTGCACACCATTGATCTGCTGGGCGGTAGCGTAGAAGCCATCACACAAGCCCTGCTGCACGGTGTCCAGCTTGCGCTCCACCTGGGCAAAGTCAGAGGCGAGGACGTAATTGTCGATGGCCCCGGAGCCGGAGGGAGTCGCGCCGTTACCGTTGCCGCCCCAACCGTTGCGGTTCCAACCACCGGCAAAGATAAAGAGGAACAAAATAATAATCCACCACGAACCATCATTGCCCCAGCCCATACCGCCGCTTCCGCTGGAAATTGTGCCGGTTGGAGTAACATTCATCACGGCAGGGATTCCGCCGTCATTTCCAAGAGACATAAATTTTTCTCCTTTCAAGTTTTGATATATGCTAAATCGTGGCCACGATTAAAGCCTTATTTACCCAACATCTGCTGGAACGCTCTTGCCATACCCTGCAATTCGTTGAATTGGCTCTGGGACATCTGGCCGGAGGTCAAAAGCTCCTGCACCTTTGCCTTCGGGTCGCCCTGGAAGCTTTGCCGAAACTCATTGAATTGTCGTATCATGCCCATCATGTTCCCCATAGGGCCGGGCAGGTTCCCGCCGCCCATAGCGTCGAAAAACGGGTTACTCATCGGTCACAGTCTCCTTTTTCGGCTTTGTCTGTTTAGGTGCGCTCAGTGCGTCCACACGAGCCGACAGCGCGTCTAACTGCTCACGAGTGGCATACTCTACCGCCGGAGCCTGTGGGGCCTGTACGGGCCTCTGATTGCGCTCTACAAGGTCATATATCTTCATGCTGGGCTTGCCGCTTGCGTCCGCCTGTTTGAGATAAATCGTGGGGCTGTTGCTGTCCCAAAGAGCTACGGCGGAATTAGGGGCCATCAGATATCCCATGGCCTCCTGCTCTCCATTCACCCAAATCATGGACTGACCGTTTTGTTGAGACTGTACGGATGTCATTTGGGGCCCCTGCACAGGCGGTTGAAACTGCTGCCCCCGGAGCTGGGCCAACTGATCCGGCATGGGCGGCTGGTAATACATGGGCTGATAGCCCGGCATATATTGATACGGCATACTCAATCCTCCATCCAGTAATACAACACGGTCTTTCCACCGCTGTTCCAAGTATCTACGATGCGCCCGTCAAAGACGCAGACAATATGAGTGTCCAATGCTAGCAGATAGACGCCATAGGGATGCTGATGAGCGAACTCCTGCACAGTTATATCCTCGTACTCTGGTAGATAGCGCCGCCAGCCTTTACGACGGAGATATTTGCCCCAAACAGGATTTCCTGACGGCATATCTGCGGCAAGGTAGCCCTCCCAGCATAGTCCCCAATAGGTGGTGTCCCAATCCTGATCTAGGGCAACGGAAATTGCCCTGACGGTGCAATCGCCTACGTTCTTTCCGTCTCTATTGGCGTTGTAATATTCAAACGTACTGTTTCCTGTCATCGTACAAAAGCTCATTCTGTCGGATAAACCGTTCCAATCCGGAGAAGTCTCCCTCCGCCGCATACTTCTCGCAGGTGTCTCTTGCTGTGGACTCCGTGAAGCCGCAGGCCACCAGCCGGGCCACCAATTCAGCACCATTCAAAATCAAATCAAACACGTCCTTATCAGTGAAATCAGGAGGCCGCAAGGAGGGCGGCGACGTGTACCAGCCCTTGATCCTCACGTCCTCCTATTGATATTGTCGCATAAAAAAACTTCCGCTGGGTGGCATCTATGTGGGAGATATGAGGGGAGTGTGTATTATGTATGCTGGTATCTGAAGAATTTTGCAAAAATGTGTTTACAAATCCCTTTCTAAATCATATAATAAGGGAGCAGAAAGTATCATGTCTTTCTGCTTAGACTAAGACGGGGCCCGTATGGCTTTCGAGCCAGCGGGCCCCTTAGACATTTACTGGAGGGATAAAATATGGGAAGGGCAATGGTCTTTATTGATTTTGAAAACTTCAATATCGCTATGATGAATTATTATCGCAAAATCGAGGAACCTACTGCCAGATTAGATTATAATAAGTTCCCACAGAAAATTGTCAGCCTTCTTCCAGGGAACCATACCCTTGAAAAAACTTTCTTGTGTGCCCCAAAGCCAGATGAATTTCTTATGCAGGATGAGCGCAGGAAAAATACATATAACTGGATAAATGGGTTGAAAAATCAAAAGTATTTTACCGTAATCGAAGGGCAGCATATCGCTCGGAAGGTTTATGGGAAGGAAATGGATATTCATGACAAGTCAACTTATTATGTAGAGGAAAAAGGAACCGACACCAACATGGGGGTTCATTTAATAGCAAAAGGCTTTTTAAATGCGTATGATGTTGCTGTTATTGTGAGCGGAGATAGCGATTATATTCCGGCGCTTGAAATTCTGAATACTATCGGGAAAATAACTGTTGTTGTGGGTGTAAATGGGCAAAATATGACTAAACTTAAAAATTGTTCTGATGATGTGCTTATCTTAGATAAAGCCTTTTTCGACGAATGCCTACGAGTATAAAAGATAGGAGCCGGGTCAATCCCCGGCTCCCTTATTTTTGTAAAGCTGTTTTGCTACATCCTTAACCCTCTGGAATATATACTTTTCGTGATCGCTAACTGTGCTACGATACCAGCCCAATTCTGCCGCTACATCAATTTGATTCCACTTATCGATGATACGCCGCCTTGCGATCAGTTCATCGTCTGTATAGAGTGCTGCCTCTTCAATAGCTCTTTCCAGCTGAGAGCGCAAGAGTTTATCCAGCGGATCAGGCAGTTTCACTCTTGCGCTCACAGTCTCACGTCCTTCCTCTTATTTCATCAGCTCCCAAAGCCGATGCAACATAGTGCACATCTGCTGCCGGATAACGGGCTGGGAGAGCATCAGGTCTCCCTCGCTGTTGCCCGTCAGGATGCCGTTCTTTACGGCCCATTCCACGCCCTCCTTGTGGGCGCCGCTGGGTGTATTGTCCATGATCTTGACCTCCAGTCTCTTCTTGAACTCTGCCCACTTCTGGGCGTTCACCAAGTACGACGGGCAGTGCTTCCCAGTCACGTCAAAGTGACGGTACACGTTCTCAATGGGGATGTGATACTTCTCCATCAGCTCCCGGCCCAGAGCGGCAGCGTTGGCAAGGGTTGCCTCGCTGGCCTGATAGACACCGTTCCGGATGGTGTCACACATCTCAATGCTGATAGAGTTGGTATTGGTGATGACGCCGTACATGGTGCCGCCGCCAGTCTTGTCGGCGTTGGCGTACTTGCTGCCGCCGACGGACCACGCAATCTTCAGATCGGGGACGGACAGATATACGGTGGTATCGTCCACAAAGTAATGGGCACTGGCCTTGACGATGTTCCGCTGGAAGTACGCGGCGTTGTTTGCCGCCTTGTCCCCGTCATTCCCGGTGTAGTGGTACACCAGATATCGGATTTGGCTGGCGTTCCGGGAACCGCCATAGTTCCCGGGGTTCGCCAGCTGCTCCTTTCGCGTGTAACTCACTGGCTATCACCGCCGCTTTGCTGGGCGCGCTTTTCCGCCTGTGTCCCAAAATAGAACGCGATCACCACGGTGAACACCGTCAAGAACTGCTCTGCCGTCACGCCGCCAGTGCAGGTCAGGTAGGCAAACACCGCCGTCAGGGTGATGGTGACAATGCTCTTGACTGCCAGCAGATTGCCCAGGCGCTTCTTCAGTGTCTCCATATCAGCCCTCCTCATAAAGGATGGTGAGTCCGTATGCGGTGGCCGCCTCATGCTCGATCCTGCACCCACGGGCCTTTTCCCAGCCCTTGCAGAAGTAGGCTGCATGGCAGAGGCTCATGTTTTCCAGAGACTTTGCGAGAAAGCACAGGGGAATCTGGACGACCCCGCGCTCCTCCATCTTCTCTTTGCTATACCACTCGTCTGTAAATAGGGTGTTCACAATCTCGTATCCCTTTTCTTTCAGGGCAGAGATCGCTTTCTCTCTGGTTGCGATGATTTCTTCATCGGTTTTTCCAGCCATCGGCTGGGACAGCATAGCTTTCATGTCTTACACCTCCGGCTCCACCAGGGTGTCGCCCTTCAGCTCGTACTTGTGGCCGGCGATGTACACCAGAGCATATTCCTCGCCCATGTTCACATCCACGGTCTTGCCGCCTACCACATACACCTTCTCCATGCAGCCCACGCCGTGGTCCATCAGGCCGTAGCCGTTGACGGTGTCGGGGGTATCCCCTGCCGTGGTCGCCACAAACTCTTCCTGAGTGATGACGTTGCGGTTGGGGTCCAGGGTAAAGCCCGCACCTGCCTTTTTCAGAGCCTCGTTCGCCTCGGACAGAGCCATTTCGCCAGTGGTGTACTTGTTCAGAATTTCGTTGGTAGTCATAAGTAAGCTCCTTTCAAATTACAGCCCAATGCGGGCCAAAATAAACGCAATCACAGCCGCCAGAACCGCCCATACGGACTTGTCCACGATGGCTTCCCACCGCTTTTTCGGCTTGGCCTGCTCGGCCTCCTGCCATGCGATCAGCCGGTCCAGCTTCTCCATGATATTGTCGTACTGCTCATTCCGGGCGGCCTCCGCCTTTTCCAGTTCCCGCATCCGGTCAAAGAGTTCTTTGTGTGTGCTGCGGGATGCCTCCCGCCATTCCGACATCTGCTTTTCCAGCATGTTGGCTTTCTGGAGGCCCAGGCAATCCCTCTGCGGGTCCAGAATACACTTCTCGTCCATTGTTGGGGCCTCCTTACTCTGCCACCTCCGCAGTCAGCATCTTACTGAGGGCGCTGTATTCCTCTGGGGTCAGCCTGTCGGCCGCGAGATACACGTCCATCTTCTCCTGAAGGCCCTCGGTCCGCCCCCGGTCAATCAGCAGCTTGCAAAGATTGTATACAGTTGTCATGGTCCTGCTCCTTCCTTGTCATACAGTAGTTGTGGTGAGTTCCAGCATACACAGGCGTTCCTCATGGTCTGCCAGCATATCAAGAGTAATGTCCTCGGCTCCAGGTTCCGGCTCCGGCTGTCCATCGTCCTCCACGGTAATCTGCCCTTGATATGCCTCCGCCTGGGCGATAGCGTAATTCGCTTCCGTGTAGGGCATCGTAACACCGGAGAGCACCGTCTCGATGTCCGGTTCCTCGGGGGTGCCGTGGTTGACTTCTGTCGCCAGCTGGTATTTGATGATCTTCATGTGCCCTCCTTCCAGTATTTCAAGAATAAGGTGAAGTTTAATCCGACTGTACGGCCAGACCCGACCGAAATTGTGAACTTCCCATTCCCGTTTTGTGTAAGCAGGCCAAGATAGTTTGATGCGTCGAAAACAGATTCTCCAAAAAGCCCCGGAATTTGCGTTCCGTTATCCAATACGCCATAGCAATCCAGCATCTTTACCTGGCCGCTGGTATCCGGGATTTGGACGTCAATCTTCTTTGACGAGCTGTTCGGGAACCCCCCGCCGTTCACGGCCATCACAAACACAGGTTTGTTGCTGTACCGCTCAGTGGTGCGGTACTCGACGCCCAACTGCATGGGGGGATTGACCCACTCCCAAGGACTCCATACCCCGTTTGTGCAAACGCGCCGAAGTTCGAACGCCAGATCGGTTACATTAAAGGACACCTGGACTGTTTGGGGATTACTGTTCCGAGTAAGCACTAACATCACGTTGCTATATTCTGCGCTTTCTGGTCCATTGAGCGTAGACGCATCAAGATAATACCAGCCGGATTCTAACGCATTATTGGCATCGTCAATGTGGCGCGGATTTGACGTTCCCAGTCCATATCCGCCGGGCGCCTTATTGGACAAAGCCGCCGCAACGGTCTCCGCCTCCGGCTCCCCACTCACCGGGATCTGTGTGGCGTTGTAGTCCCCGGCCTGGGGCACCACCACGCCACGCCGGCCGTTGAAGGAGGTCACGCCACCAGCCAATCCTTCAGACACTTTTTTGACAGCCGCATCAATTTCTTCTCCACTGTAAGCACTGGTGTAATACTCGGTAGGCGGGGCCGTGATTGCTGCCATCTGTTGTTCGAGTTCAGCAACTTTTGCAGTAAGTTCTTCAATTGTTGCCATTTGTACCTCCTCACGTGATGAATCTTCTGCCATGCTTGTCTAAAAACCATTTTGTGTCCGATGTTACCAGAGGCCCGCGTTCCACAGGAACGCGGCGGCTGATATATAGGATGATGCAGCCATCCCCGCCAGGGCCACCAGTACCGCCATTACCGCCGATTCCCCCGGTTCCGGCGGTGATTGATACCGTGTAATCCGAGGAATCTGTGGAGCCAACGGCAAGTCCTCCTGAGCTGGCACCGCCGCCGCCATAACCGCCACGGCCGCCTTTGCCATACTGGGCAGGCTTTTTGGGCGTCAAGGTTGGTGTCGCGCCATTTACACCAGATGCAGCAGTAGCCTTAATTGATGAAGATCGTACAGACACCGATGCATCGGGTCCGGGGCCATTACCATTTTTACCGGCAGCTGCACCTGCACCTAAACCTCGACTATACCAAATGTAAGCGCCGTCATTCTCCCGTGTCTTCATAGCGACACGTTCTGGATCATCTGTATCGGATTCTGTCAAGCCTCCGTTCCAAGTTTTGCCGTCCTCGTCGGTAACGTTTTCAGCGGGGTCAAAGAGCTGGACAGTATCACTGTTGATGGTTGTGACTTTGGCCGCCTTCCCCGCGCCCTTGCCTCCGGGGATTCCCTGGTCACCGATTCCTCCGTATTTTTCCCCGGTGAGGGGATCTGTGTATCCAGCCTCCGGGGCTTGTGCTCCAGCTGTGGTTGCAGCGCCGAGTTCTGTATCGCTGCCGGCAGAGCCATCCGGATCATCCGGGTCATAGGCAGCACCCAGGCCACCTACGCCGCAGCTGTATACAATAGAGTCTATCCCGGAGATATCCAGGGTTCCTTCAAGGATTCTGGCACCCGCGCCCGGAGCACCGCCGTCTCCGCCTGCACCGCCGTTCGCAAGTCCGCAGCCGCGTAACTGGTTCTCAAATGGTGGAGGATTGGTCCAGGATACAGACGGTGACGTGCCAACATCCCCACCTTTTTGCCCGCAATGTCCGCCCTGGCCTCCGCTTATTAAAACATAGCGGATATAATCAGTTCCTTCCGGAATAGGCCACATCCCATTTCCAGTCAAAACAATGCGTTCCGTCAGCAGTTTGCTGTCTTCGTTTTGCAACGGGAGAAAATCTACAAGCATCGATTCGGTTGCTTTGAGCGTGTTGGAGACTGTAATATCGATGCTCTGGACGCAGCCAGGAACATGGCGGTTGTCATAGGGGTGTAGTGCAGACATGACATTTCCGGGCACCTCCCCAGAATATACAACATCAAATTTCAGTGTTTGAGCACATTTGTAGTAATTTTCCAAGCGTTCAGCAACTGCTAGAGAATTTGATATAGATACCAGGGTTGCATCAGTAACAGATTTTACCGCTCCGGAATCATCGCTTCGCGCAGCAGCAGCTATGTTTCTGGAAATCTGCCGCGTGTTGTGTGTATAATTCTTTCCGAAAAGACTTCCCGTGCCAGATGATACAACCGCATAATTGGCACCGCTCTCCAAAATGGAAAAACCTGTCGCTCTCAGGCTGTGCATTGGCTCTGAGAATGTGACTACATCACCAGATTGTGTTGTCCCATTAAAAAGCTCCGTTTCGTTTTCTCCTGGTATATATTGGTGTTCCGTTACGATAACTTGAGATACCTTTGACGCATACTCCGCACTTGCCCCTGTATACATTCGATCTGCGTCTACACAGCCGCTGAATCCATCCCATAAGCCCTCAATATGCAGTACGCCATCAAGGTCATTTTTTACTGTTGCCCCAATCGCAAACAGCACCTGCGCCAGATTGTCCCTGCAGGTTGCAATTGGGAGATGCCCGTATAAGGCAAAGTTTCTAAGGTTTGTTTTTATGATATATGGGATGGTTCCGCAGATCGATGGGAGAACTTCTGCAATGGTCTGCCCGGTGTAGATTCCACCATAGTGCTGTCGATCATTCATCAGAGCTATGGTGGAATCCGCTTTGATCGTGTAAGTCGTAGCGGACGCACGTTTAATAGACTGGACGTAAAAAATGCCAATCATATCCCCGCCATTGTAATACTTAAGCGGCGCATTGCGCTGGAAATTTAAAATGGTAGGATCGGAGCACTCCACTTCCGTTTCAAAATAGTTGGGTTCAAGCTCGGAATGGAGCAAGGATATCTTGGAGCTAATCTTCCCGGACCTGATTTCAGTGCTTGAGAATGTCCACTTACTGTACTCAATCACGCTTTCTTTCACGCTTGCACCGTCCTATCGTTTCAACTGAGCATCTATGGGGACAAAATTTACCTCTATTTCCCCCCAGTAGTTCACACCATTCTCCACTTTCTCCAAGTCCTGTGATGCGCTGGTGTAGTACGCTTGATATGTTATCGTTCTTTGACCATCCGCCGCTTCAAGCAAAACAGAGTCATCAATGGAGTGCTGATACAGATAGTCCCAAAATACATCAAGCCCAGCATAGTCATCTCCCCTCCTGAACACGGTAATTTTATGCCCAAGGTATGTGCCGATAACGTCCCGGATCATTTTCCCGGACAATACTCGCCCAGCATTTGGTCCATCCAATACATTGAAATTTCGGTTATAGGAAGAGATTGCGACATCGGCGTCAAATGTGCGCCCATTTAGTTTAATATAACTCACATTTACCCCTCCGCCAAACGAACGCCAATCCGCTGCGTCTGTTGCTGATTTAGTCTGTACACTAAACGGCCCATTTCCTGCTCTCCAATCTGGAGGATGACGGTATGATCTCCGCCATCTCTGTTCATGCCGCTCCTTTGAATGCCGCGCATAACCGCCGACTCGATCTCGGATGCTGGGGCTTCAATGTTCGTCCCGCTTTTCTGGTCACCCAGAACGGCTAGGAACTCCCGGTTAGCTGGAATAACTGCTCCCTGCGCAAGACGCGGAAGATTCAACTGTGGGACGTTTGGAATATCAAAACCGAAACTCTCTCCTCCGAAGAGCGGAATCCAATCTGGAACATCAAAACTGATAGAATTTACTGCATTTATAATTGCATTGATTCCATCGACAAAAAAGTTCACAACACCTTCAAACAGGGAAATAATACCATTCACAAAACCTCCGAATGCTCCTGAAATTGCATCCAAAACGCCAGTAGCAATTTCTTTCAATCCCTGCCACGCAAGATCCCAGTCACCAACAAGAACCCCAGTCACAAAGCCCAGCAGTCCAGTTAGCGCGGTAACGATCCCGTCTATAAAGTCGATTATTCCACCCAAAAGAGGCTCTACAACAGCCGCAATAATATTGAACACCTCAACAAAAACGGGGCCAAAAGTATCAACCAGGAGGTTGATGATTGGCAAGATTGCTTCGTTGTATATCCTCAAAATGTTGTTAATCAGAGTTCCGATCATATTTAGGATGTTGTCAAGCAGCGGCTTCAAATGCTCGTCCCAAATTGTCTTGACCGCCTCAAGAAATCTGTCCCATACCGGCTTTACGATGGTATCCCAAATATTCAAGAGTGTGTCCGCTGTGTTCCTTATGGCTTCTCGTATACCCTCAAATATTGGCGATCCCCATGTCTCCCATGCCTGAATAATGCTATCCCAACAATCAGCCCAGATCTGCTGTATCAGTTCCAGCGCAGGAGCAACGCCTTCAGACCATATTTTATCAAATATGCGCTTTACTTCTTCAAACAGAACCTCCAGCGTCACTGTTATTTCCGTCATAAGCTCAGTTAGAAACGGCAGGATATCAGTAACCCATTTTTGCAGGGACGGGAAAATCACGATGTCCCAGATATCCCGGAAAACCATTCCAAAAGTATCTAAAAGCCCTGAAATTACAGTCCCACACAGATCAACAAACGCTTGTAGAAACTGAATAAATTCATCGTTGAACCATTCAGCAAGGGGCTGTCCGAGGCTTGCGATATCATGCCACATGTCTTGGAAAAGCTGAATAATTTTCCCAACTGCGCCGGCAACCTTCTCCACCGCAGCTTGTACGTTGTCCTCGATTGCGCTCCAGATATTTTGAAATATCTGCTTGACCTCCTCCGCCATCCGCTTGACCGTCTCAAGTAGCTTTAGAATGCGGCTCTCTAAACCGCTCATCTGCTCCTGTGATACCAATGAGTCACTGGGTTCTTGATCTTCTTTTGTCTTATCCTCTGTGATTTCACTTACATTCTCGTCAGATAGCTTATTAATCTCATCGAAGATTGCAAGACTTTTCTTCTCCTCTTTGTTTGTTTCTTCTACTGCATCAGTTAGATCGTCCTGATTTTCTACGGTGCCAGATATTGCACCGCCTACTCCCTCCGCCTCCTGCTGTGTCTGGTTCATTTGATTCGATGCCCCGCCAAAAAGCGAAGCTATAATGTTGTTTATAGCGTTTGCCGTGTCAATCAGGGCGGATACAATGCGGTTAAGTGCTTGTACAACGGGCAAAAGCACTTGAATTAACGATTGTCCAATGATAGACATGAACTCTTCCCACTGCATGGAAAGGATTCTGGTCTGATTCGCCCAGCTGTCTTGCGTCCGGATAAAGTCGCCGGAGGCCAAAGACAACTGATCCAGAACGAAGTTATAACGCAGAGTCACCAGCTCCGCCTGAGACATTGCGGAAATACTTTTGGTGATGCCCTGAGACAGCGCAAACGCTTCTAGGTTTGCCTGGGTCATAACGATACCCAGGTCTTTTAATGTTTCCGTTTCACCCGTAAAGACGGATTTCAGCTTAATGTCCGCCAGCTCCTGAGAGATGTTGTAGAAAGATGCCACATCACCTGTAAGGCCGGTGAGTGTCAAGGACATCTCTGCCGCCTCTGCTTGCGACAAGCCCATATTGCTTGCCATTGCCATATATGTAGAGGCGGTACGCTTGGCCGCAAGCTCGCTCATACCGAAGTTGGTGATGGCGTTTTGGGCAAACTCGTCAACGGCGCTGGACATATCTCCAAAGGCCACGTCGACAACGTTCTGGACTTCCGCAACATCGCTTCCAAGCTGGATAGCCTGTTTGGAAAAGTCGATAATTTTATCAACAGCAAAGGCCGTTGCAGCCAACTTTGCCAGCTTTGTCAAGGCACTTGTCGCCTGTTGTGTGTTTGCCCGAACATCAATGATAATAGAGCCATCTGCTGCCGCCATGTTCTCACCTCCCTAGCAGTTTTTTCAGAAGTTCGTCCTCTTCTTCCGTGTAATGCCGCTTTAGATCAACTTTTGAGCGGTTCTGGTTGTAAAATTCCTTTTCCCACTTTTCGAGTTTTTTGTGTTTCCGGAGCTTGTCACGGATGGAAACAACGGTGGAAAGCTGCCCTTCCCCAATGCCCATAAAGTAAGAAACAAAGGTCCACCAATGACAGAAAGAATCCGATCTAACATCATGCCCAGCCACCTTGATGATGTCGGCGGCGATCATTTGGTAGTCCTGCTCCCAGTCGATCAGTTTTGGCCGTTTTTTATCCTCCTGTTCTTCTCCGCAGGCGATAAACCAAAGCAGCTTTTCAATCGCTTCTTGATAATCACTTTCCGGCATTTCTTCAAATTGGGGATAAAACAGGGCCAAGCACACATAGACCTTTACAAACTCGTTTTCGCCGCCATTAAGTCTGGAAATGATGTTCAGGATGTCCCGGTAATCGGCGTTGATTGCATATTCTTTTCCACCAACTTCAAGATTGACCGGGAGTGTCCATCTCATTTATTTCTTGCCTCCTGCACGGCTTTCTGCGCCTCCATCTTTGCGTAGGTCTTAACGCCGTCTTCGACGATGGGGCGCATGGCATCCAGGAAATTTGTAATGACCAACTCCCCGTTACTGGCAACAGCCATTACATTCGCACCGCTCAGGATGCTGTCAAAGTCATTTTCCCCACCGAACACATGGGAGAGTGACTTTTTTACGCGGGCGTCATACTCAGCCAGCAGGTCAATGGCATCCTCTCCGGTCTCCGCGGATTTTGAACGTTCGTTATAATCCTTTTGGATTTGCTCAATTTCCACACGCAGGTCCTTGAACCGCTTGTACAGATTTGGGTCAGATGGGTTAAACCGCAAAACGCCGCTTTCATTGATCTGATAGGTTTTAATGCCCGTATCAAATGTAATCTTCTGCATAATTCCTCCAAAAAGGGGGCACAGCACGATTCCTTTGTACTGTGCCCTTTCTTGTCTTTAGGCCGCTCCGTCTGCTTTAAAGGTTACAGTTCCTGCGCTATTGGTGACGGTTCCAAGCGTTCTGGTGCCGCCGTATGTAATGTCGCAGGAAATTTCCAGGTTTCCGCCGCCAGCGCCACCAATTCGCGTTACAGACACGGACGCGCCGCTGTACCGCTCCGCAAAATTGGACTCGCCAGATGTTGCGTAGTAGTGGCCGATCAGCATATCTTGATTTGCCAGGGCCTGTGCGTCCTGGTCCTTGATTGCCAAATTCCACAGTTTCACCGCCGCTACGTCCCCGGCATCCAGAGGGATAGGGTCGAAGCTCTGTGTGATGACGGGCTTTGTGAGTGTGGTCCAGGTGTTCCCAAAAATGTCCTTGATAGACTCCTCGGACCAGTCCATTTCCTCATCGGACTCCTCAACGCGCTTTCCAATGGCGGACCATACAGGTTCCTCCGGTGTTCCAGTATTCAGATATGCAATCAGCAGTTCACGGGCAATCGTGCGCCCTTCTGTGGTGTTAAACTCCAAATCTGCCAAAGTGTTCACTCCTTTCAGACATTGACCTCATAGGCCAGTCTCATTAAAATTTGATAGTCCTCATAGCCGTCTCCATAAGCCGCGAACTTAGAGGATTGTGTGGTCGGCTCAACCCTCAGAGCGTTAATGCCATCTCCTAAATCTGGATGCTGGGTCCTTGCCCAATCACCAAAATGGTTCAGCATTTCGTCTGCTTGGAGCCGTTTGTCATTACTGGTTCCCGGCTTTATCCGGTAGATAATTTTGAATTGATACTCTGCCTGATACCCACCGATGATATATTGCTGGGTGATGTACGTTCCTTGGATAGTAGACAAAGCCATGGCCGCATCATCTCCAGCGGCATCGTCGATATCCAGGAATTCATACTTGATAACTGTCACAGGCTTGTCCGGAAAAGTATTGGCCCACACCAGCATAGAGCGTGAAATGCGGTCAACCTCCTCCGAAGATGCCAAAATCCTCTGCTTTTTATCCTCGAAGATATCGCTTCACCGCCTTTCCAAAGACTCGCTCCCACTTGTCCTTGTTTTCCGCCTTGCTTGCCTCAAACCAGTGCGATTGCGCCTGTGAGTGCATTGCCTTGTTGAAAACCAGGTCTTTGTCGGTGAGAACTTTTGTCGCTCCGTAAGATGCGTAGCTGCTGCCTGTTGCCGGGTCTATCATCAATTTGCCGTAGTACAAATAGCGAGATTGTGGGCCGGGATAGATAATCCTGGATTCCTCTACTTTTGTTCTTCGGTCGAGATTGCCCGTTAAGGCCGGAACGTATGGAGATGTATCCTTTTGCGCTTGGACAGCCATCGCATAAACAGCCTTTTCGCTTGCTGCTTCCAAATTCCCCGTCACAGTTGGAACGATATTGGAGCTGACATCAAAGCTAAACATCAGTTCCCACCAACTTCCCAGTGAGACATCTCTCCGCCGAAGTCCTTGAAATCCACAGTGTTGACATTGTAGACATCATCGTACGCGGCATCGATCTTCTGAGCAGACCAATTAGGATGGACGGCCTCTCCTTTTACAAAGAAGGTGTTTTCTCCAGTGGAAAGCGTCCAAAGCCCGCTCTTGTCCTCTGCCCGCCAAAATTCAATAGGCCCTACATACCGCTTTGGCTCACCAGTCACCCCGTCTACGGCTTCAACGCTGGTCGGAATATAGAGGTTGACTGCATCCGCTCCAACCAAACCGCTTTCGTTAACGTTTTTGGCCTTGACAGCATCCAGCAGAACTCCTCGCAGAATGGTAATATGATTTGTAGTTGTTTCCTCAAAAGTGCTAGGGTCCTCTTCTGTCACCACGTTATAGAGCGTCACAACATGGGGGAACACAGCCACACCCCCTTCCACGATACAGGAGGCCCGTACTGGACAAATACTGCGCTGCAACAGATGCAAGAGAGGCTTGTGCTGCCTGTGCCGCTGTCGTGGCCTGCTGTGCGCTTTCGCCTCCGCCCCGGTATGTCTTGGACCAGCTTCCAACGCTCTGGCTTTGCAGCTCTCCGGCTGCTCCTGCATTTGTGGAGTTTTTAAGGGCATTCAGGGCCGCTTGCCGGGCAAGGTCAATGCTCTGGTACTGTTCTGCAACAGCGCAACAGGCCATTTTCAGGGCGTCCATATCCTGGTTCGGGGCAGCCCGGCCCTGCGTGTAATAATCCAGAAAGGAACTCGCACGCAGGGCGAGGCGGGGAAAATCGGCTTCCTGAATGACTGTCCCCAGGTATGTAGTTATGTAATACCCATAGTCTGCGTAAGCCATCAGGATACCTCCTTACTTCTTCGCACGGACCTTCGTCTTGGCCTGCGGCTCAAATGTTGCCCCTGTAAAGGTAAACTTCACTACGCTGGCATCATCAACGAGCACCTCAAATGTGTCGTCCTTGGTCACCCGGAAAACAATGTCTGCGTCAAACGGGATATTTTCCTTTGTGGGAGAACCGTTTTTCTTGAAGGTCATTTTAGTTCCGGTCTTGGCCAAGTGGAACGGGAAATAATAGCCGCTCTGCTCCTCCAAGGTGCTGCTGAACTCTGTATAATCGGGCACATAATGGAATGTACCCGCTACGGAGCCGTCAGCATAGACCTTCAGGTCATTACCTACCAGCTCGGATACCTGTTTCCCCAATAGGGTCTGACTCGCGGGGAAAAGCGTCAAGGTGTCAGACCCAATCATTCCCCCGCCGGTGCGTAGACAGCAAAAGGGAATGCGCTCTCATTTCCAGCATTATAAGCGTTGATGGGGTTGGGGATTTCCCAGCCCAGCCGCATGACGGCACGGAGCGCCACCATGTCGTTCTGCATCAGGTTATACAGAATGTTACCGGTGGCGGGGTCCTGCACAACGCCGCTATCGAAAATCTTGAAGGTCATATCCTGCCGGATGGCGTAGACCAGCTGGCTCCAGTCACCCACGATGGCAAGGGACTCTTCCGGATCGTAAGCGCCGTTGACGGGGAAGTACATGCTCATGCCGTCCAGCGCGTAGCGGGTATCGCCCTGCATATCGGTCTTGAAAATGGGCTGACCGTTCTTGTCTACAAGGCCACGCAGCTTGGCGCGCATCTGAATAGCCGCCATTACGCCGTTGGGGATATAGCCGCTCTCTTCTACCTTGGCAATCACGCCGCCCTCACCCATGATGTCCTTGAAGATGTCGGCGGTTGCGGTTACGACTGCGCTTGCAGTAGTAGCAGAAGGGACGAGGCCCTCACGCCAGGAGGTGGGCTTGTCCGTGCCGTACAGAATAGCGGCGTCAATGACCTTGCCGAATGCCTCCTGGAGGCGGGGCCGCACCTCACCCCAAATGTCGTAGTCGCTATCATCCAGCACTGCCTCGGGGATGGGGACGATGACGGCGATCTCCTCGGCGTAGATTTTCTTCTTGTCCCACGCCATATTCGTTGTCTTTTTCAGAGACGCCTTGGAGTCGGACGCGCCGGTAGCTGCCTCGCCGTTTACAAAGTAGGCGGTGGGCAGGGCATCCAGCACATTGAGCGTCTGCGTCTTGCTGGTCATGTTGGGCAGTCGACGGGCCATCCGCAACACGGCGGACTCCGTTACGGCCCCCTGAATAATCTCACGAGTCACAGGCTCAGGAATAAGCCCGGAAAGTTTGCTTCTGTCGATAATATCGGCCATTGATAGGCTCCTTTCTTACTTGAGTGCGCCCCGAATCAGGGCGTTCATTACATCGTTTTCTCCTGTTTTTGGCTTCCCGCCGCCCACAGGAGCGGTCCAGTCAAATGTCGTTTTCTTGCGGTCAGCGGTCAGCTCGTCTACGGCCTGCTCAAAGGTGACTTTATCGCTCACCATCTTCCCGGCCTTGAAGGCGATAAACTCCGCCTCGTCCCCGGTCAGGCCCTTGGAGGCAACGTAATAGCTTCTTTTGAGCGCCTCCAACTCCGCCTGCGTAGTGGAAAGCGTACCGGCAGCAGTTTCGGCCTCCGTCGTTTTGGTCTTCAACTGTTTTGCGAGCGATGCCGCCTCTGTCGCCTTTGCATCAAAGACATCCTTTTTTACATATCCAGACAGGTCAACAGGGTCGGGGATTTGCAGGCCCAACAGTGCCGTGACCTTTTCGTCAGCAGTCATGCCGTCAAATCCTTCGATGGTACTCGTATCAATGTTCGCCATAATGCTTCTCCTTTGGGTTTTATAGACTTCTCTGTCTTATATTTGGGATTTTCGGCTTCTCTGCCGCTTGGGTTTTTACGTCTTCTCTGACAAACAAAAAAGGGGCCAACCGCCTACGATTTGTAAGCAGTTGACCCCAACGGTCCCTCTCTGGCCCCTATCGGTCAGAGGAACGATATACTGTTTTCTTTTTCTCCTCCAAGATGAGGAATCCACTTTCCTTTTTTCGGATAATGGCATCATTGCCACGGTCAAGTATGGCCTTAATGATGATCCAGGCTTTTTCATCCATCAATATTCTGTCTTCATCCTCTCCCGCTGCAACGGCAGCCCCGCCGCCTCGCTGAATGCTTTGTATTCCTTGTTCAACCGCCGGATACGAGCCGTTACAGCTTGGTAATCATCTTCCAGTCCAACGGCCTTATATGCGGTTTGTTCCCGCTTTAGCTTTCGGACGGTGCGTTCTATTTGGCGTTGTTTTTGAGTGGCCGTATATCCATCGTACTGCCTGCCTTCAAAAGATATCTCCCGATTTTTCCCCTTCATGGTGTTCAAATCAGAGCTTGAATAGGTTGGCTCCATGACACCCTCAACAAACGGATAAAAGTGGTGGCGGCAGTTCCATCCGCCTAGACCAGGTCCGGTACCATAACCCGTAGAAGCGATAAAATCAGGATATCTCCCGCTGGATTGCTTCGGTTTTGCGCTCCATCGGTAAATCTTCCCTTGCCAGCTCTCGTGGTTTTCCGGCCCGGTTCCGGTGTTCCGCGCCCCGATATGAGCAGAGACCTCAACCAGATCAGTTTCCAAATAATCCATGCCTTGCTCCGAATACTGTTCGCAAAGCTGATTGATACCAGTCATAATAGCGCGGCGGACTGCAACGTCAATCTGGTCCATGTGACCGCTTTCATATTCCGCTGTCTTGATGCCGCTGTCTGCAAGCTGCTTCACGGCACCTCTAATTGCCTGATTGTAGCTGATTGCACCGCTCTGTATCTGCAACACGGCATTATCAAGTGCCCATTGGTAAGCACTTGCAGGCCGGAGCAATGTCCTTCCATTGTCCAGCAGGAAAGCCATTGATTGCGTAATATTTCGGAATGTTTGGCGAGTCTGCTCATAAATGGCATAGGTATCTTCGATGCTCAACAGTGTTTTGGGCGCTGTTACATCCGAACGATCAATCAGATATGTGTAATACTTCTGATTCCGCTCTACAACATCGTCAAATAGCTTATTCAGCTCTTTCTCGCCGATATTGGTTGTCCTTTTGATTGCTTGCTCGATCTCCTGTTGGCTGATACCGTGGGAGCGCAACGCCTGAATATCTAGGACAGTGACTTCGTTTAGCTCTCCAGACGCTTTGAGGCGAGAGCAGATTTCCTCTAGTAGCGTGTTTTCAAGATTGCGGTATAGCTCGGCCAGCTCTTCCGGGAGGGCATCGAGAAGTTCCGGGGTAAATGGATACCTCATTCAATTTCTTCTTCCTCCTCGTCCGTCATATCCTCCATTTTCGGCAGCATCTTCTTTGCTGTGGCTTCGTCCTCGTTATACCACTTCATGCGGTACTCCCAATCGTTCATAATACCCGCCGCTAAATCCTGCCTGTCATTATTTCGTTCTGTTGTCTTGTCCTCGATGATGCTATCATCGAAATCAATAGTGACCTCCGCATCCTCATTCAACCCGGCACCCATGGCCGTGTTGCCCAAGCGAAGAATAATCCGGCACAGTTCTTTGATGGCGCTCTCCAGAATGATTTCATGCTTCTTGATGGTGCGGAACATGGTGGAGTTTTCACTGATGACCTGGGTGGCGGTAGTGATGTTCCCACCGTCAAAGCGGTAATAAGTCTCCCCGAAACCACACTTGCTGGACAGCAGATTAAGCTGTGTCTGCACCCCCTGGGTGTGTTCCGCTGTCCGAAGGTTCATGTCGATGGGCTGAATGATGGCCCCGCCCTCGATGTCTTCCGGAAGCACATAATAGGCCAGATCATCAGGGTCAAAAACCGGCTCCCCGTCCAAATACTGTTGTGCGGAAGGCTTGACCATCACCCGCTTTTTCCCCAGCACGAACTCATTGACGTAGCTGTCAAAAGCAATATCTACGCCCTTCATGCTGTCGATGGCGTTAGCGTAGACCGAAATCCCAAGTGGAATGGAGTAATCGAAGTTGTTGGCGATATTAGGCCGGTCAATGACGAATTGCCTCCGGTCGCTGCCGGTGTGGACAACAGGGGGCACCCTCTCAAAGCCCTGCACGGAGGTCAGCTTTACCTCAGTATCTACGTTCTGGTTCCGATATGTATACAGCCGGTTCTCAATGTTGTACAGGCCGTCGACCTTCCGGTGGATTTGCAGATAGCAGTAATCTTCCCCGTTTACGTTGACGATGCTGTCAAAGGCACATTCAGTAATAACGCCATTCTGCCAGGACAGGGGCCAGATATGCTCCACCGTTACGTAGTCGATGACGATATCTGTGGCGCTGCCAGGAACCGGGCCCGCTTCCGTGACCCCCATGCCCACCACGCGGGGGATAAAAGCCACCGTTCCAAGAGCGAAGGCCATTTCCTGCATCTCGTTGGAGCGCACGCGAAAGTTGTTCTCCTTCAGGACCCGGTCAATAAACTCCTGCTCCTTTGTGCCATCCAGAGTGATTTCAACCCTCTCATTCATGAGAAGATTTGCCCAGTCCTCCGGGATTTTCTTTCCCATGTTGAGGGTGTACCGCTTGCAGCGCACCATCCCGGCCCCGTTTCGTACCCGGTAACGGTGGAACCCCTTCACGTCGCCCTCATACCAAGACTTCCACTCTTGCACCTTCGTGTAGAACTCCTCCGGCACGGTGGAGTAACCAAGTTCTTTCAGTTTTTCGATAATGTTCATGCTGTTACTCCCATTTTTCGGAATACTCGCTCCAAAGCGTACCGTGTGGCATCAATCAGGTGATTGTTCTCGTCAGGATACCCGCTGATGATCTCTCCATCCTTATTACGCTCATACTCATAGTTCACAAATTCCTCATAAGCATGTGGCGTTCTGCGGCGGTCAATAACGATCTTTCGGCGTTGCAGCCACTTCATACCGTACTCCACACTACCCGGCCCCTTTATTGCTTCCTTGGCGGGGAGTCCCATGGCTCTGAAATCTGCGGCGGACTTAGGCTCCGCGCTGTCGCAAGTGATATAAGCGTCTTTGTATCCGCGCTTCAAAATCACGCCCGCACTAGCCTCATTTGTCAGCTTGTTTTGGCATATCTCATCAATCATGTAAATGGTCTCATGTGCCCGGTCGTAGTGAAGGCGGATAAAAGCGAAAGGGTCAGGGAACCAGCCCCAGTCCACACCCTGGTAAATCTTATCGAAGGAAGCAATCTCTTTGTCGGTAATCTCTCGCAGTTCCAGGTTGTCAAAGACGTTTCCGCCCGTTCCAACCGGAATTCCCAAATACTCATGCTGGTAAGCTCGCTCATCCGTTTCTTTCAGGTGTTCAGCCTCAAACAGAAACTGCTCTCCCAACCACTCCGGCGGCGCTTCCAAGTATGTACTCTTGTGGCACAGCCTGTCCGCCCTCTCCTTCAGGCTGTCCTTGTTGGCCCAGTTGTCCCGGCTGATTGGCGGGTTGTAACTCTCAAAGTTCCAGAACTTGGAGCCGCCGCGCATGGTAGATTGTAAAATGGTCCGGATTTCAGCCCGTCCAGCGAATTGGTCCTTCTCCTCAAAGTGAGTAACGGCAATATACCCAAACGGCACTTTGATAGATTTGATCTTCATGGGATCATCAGCGCCCCGGAACATGATCTTTTGCCCAGTCGGCTTATATACAAGTTCCAACGGCTGCACCTTGGCTATCCAGCAATCAGCCATGCCAAGTTCACTAATCGCCCACAGGTATTGAGCATATACGCTATCTCGCAAAGTATTTCCGACCTTGCGGAGCACTAAGGCGTGGGTATTAGGGTTGGTTAGTAGAATTAACGGCACAAGCAGGGACACGCAGGAAGATTTCAGAGACCCACGCCCGCCGGATAAGTCATAGTGAGTGTGTCTGTGTCGGAATACATCACGGGCCAGCAAATGAAATGCGGGGCCAAGTACAGTAGATAAGCGCACTTCAGACATCTATAATCACCTGCACCTTGTCCTCTTTCCCTTCACCCTTGATGTCCGTCCACTTGTCGATCAGCGTCCCCAGGGCCGTCGTGATCTGCGCAGGTGTGGCCTCCGCCAGCTTTTCAGGATCGTTGAGCGCGGCAAGGCCCTTTCCGATGATTTCGCACACAAGCCCCTTCTGGCTCTCCATGTAAGCGAGAATGTCAGCAGTGTTTTCTTCTTTTTTCTGTGCTACTTTTTGCTCAATATCGCTACATTCAAGAACAATTCTCTTTACCGTCCCATCTGCAATACGGTTTTTCCTTGCTGTAGCGCGATAGCTGCCGGTCTCCAGATAATCGGCCACTATTTTCTTTTTTTGCCTATCCGTCAGCCGTGCAGCCATGTCACCACCTCAATCAAAAATTCCCCTTATCAGGTTTTTCGAGATTTATCATTTTATGTATTGACAATATCATATTTTATGATATAATCAAATCATAAAGCAAAGAGATAATATAGGAGGAAAAACCATGAAACACTATGAATACTGTGTTTGCAAAGACGGCTGGATGATGGGCGCTTATATGGGCAACAAGAAGCGCGCCGAGGAATGTGCTGCTCGTTATGCCTCCAAGTATCCGGGGAGCAAGATTGAGATCAAACTCAACGTCTATGACGAGATGGAGTACCGTTATTTTAAGGAGGTTGGCTGCTAATGACTAACAGGGAAGCGTATGTATTTGGATGGGTCTTCGGTAGGATTAACGCAGAGGTTTTCCCGGATGATATTGGTCCTGATCCTTGGGAAGCGTGCATGAGGCCATATACCTGTAGCGCACAGGTGATTTCCGCCGCCCATGAAAAGGGGCTTCTGCCCGGAGACTTGGACCAGCAGATCGGGGAGGCGCTGTCCGAAATCAATAGCATTGAGCCAGAGATGGATGGCAGCTCCGAAAGGGTCCAGCCATTGGAAATACAAGGTTCCTGGCAGCTCGGCTATTACGCCGGTAAAGGAAAACGTCTACTAGCTGATGCCGGATTTGACATCGCCTTTGCCCGTAAAGCCAAAAAACTGACGCAGGCGCAGCTTGCGGACGCCATGGGCGTAGATCAGGCGGTGATCTCCCGCTGGGAGAGCGGCAAGGTCAGCCCCAACGCCGAGAACTTGGCAAAGCTAAAAGAACTGCTTGGGTGATCGCATGGCCGTTGTTGTGAAGCCCCGTACCTGCCGTCAATGCGGCGCCGTCTTTGACGGCGGCCCGCGGGCCTGGTACTGTCCCACTTGCCGGCGTGAGCGGGCAAAGGAGGCAAACCGCCGGCATCGAGCTAAGGGCCGCGTTGCAGATCGTCCCCTTGGCAGCACGGACAAGTGCGTCCGCTGCGGGAAAGAATACACCGTGCGGGCCGCCCGGCAGAAATACTGCCCAGACTGCGCCTATGAGGGCATCCGGGAAGCAGACCGTCCCCTGTCCCGGAAGTGGAACCAGGAACACAAAGACACATATTACCCCGCCAGAAATGCAAAGCGGCGAAAAAAGTCTGCGTCGTAGTTTTGCCCGCCCCCTCGTGGGGCGGTTTTCTTTTCCCCGTACCCGACCCTCCCATCATTTCAGCGAGACGGGCACGCCCTATTGATCCGGTTTGGACACATCCGCCCCGGCAAACATACTCCGGAGAGATACGCCGCAATTCTGGCAGCCAGCTATGGATTCGAACCATCATCGTGCGGGTCAAAGCCGCCCGCTCTGCCATTGAGCTATCTGGCCGTTTATGTGCGCTTCCCGCTTAGATTGTCACGTCTGCGTCATATGGATATGCCATATGGTACTTTACCCGATCCGGTACAGGCAGTTTTCAGCGGGATAGCGCGGTTGTGGATGGAATTGGGATTCGGTCACCATCCTGTGAGCATCTAAACCCTCGGTAAGCTCTCAATACATTTCGGGGCAGGTCATAGCTGCCACCGCTTTTTTGCCCGACTCTATGACTGTCGGCTCTGCCGCATGGAGGGCGCGACCCTCCGGCCCTGATGAGTGGGCTGCATCGTGCTGCGGCATATTTGAAGGGAGTCCCCCGGCAGGAAACATACGAGAGAGGCTCTCCTTTCTGTTTAATATCTGCTTACTAGATACCCTGCCGGGGGAGTGGGTTGTCCTTTGGGCCGTGGTTGGTCACAGCCCGAAAGGGGAGGAAAAAGAAGGAGCATGGGGAAGTCACTCCCTCATGCTCCATTGTCGCATAGATGGCGCTTTTTGCTCATAAAACTTTATGAATATCTGATATTCTTTGTGAGACCATGAAGAGTTACTCGTCCTCCATTTTACACAGCTCGTCCAAACTAATGTGATAATATGCCGCAATCAATTTTAAAGCTGTCATCTTCGGTTCGACCTCTCCTCGCTCATATTTCCGAAGCGCATCCGGGCTTAACCCCATCAGTTGTGATGTAACTGTCATACTCCGAACTGGCCGCATGGACTCCCGCAACTTTCTCAGCCTTTCCGGGAACTCACCCATCCATATCCTCCTTCTTGATCCAATAGCGTCCCGCGCAGCGGTGGGCAGTAACGCAGGCGGTGGAAATCCTGCAGGGGCGAACACCAACATCCTCTGCTGCAGATTTGATCGATGGATACTCCTTCCGCTGGCCGTGACGATCAATGGAGATTACTTCGGTTTCAGTCATGCTCTGCCCCCTCATGCCGTCCGCCCTCCCCGTCGTGGATGTTGCCGATGATCTCACATTCGTAATGACACCAAGCCTCTGGGAAACTTATGTAATACTTGTTCTCTCCAAGCGTTTCCCACATCCATGCACACATGTCCCACTTCACCATGACATTGGCCGGATATTCAAGCGGAGGAAAGAAGTATGCTCCAAGTCCGTCTGACTTCTTTGCTATCTTTAGAACATCCCCCTCAAAAATCTTCTTCCCGTTCTTGTCGGTCAGTCCGGTGTACTGGCAGACCGTGGAGGGGTCAACTTCAATCGGTACAACATTATCCCCCATTGAAATTTCACCTGTTCGTGCGTTCCTGCGGCTGTAAGTCTTATTTTGAAGGATAAATGCCCCACTGTATTCTCCCCAGTACGGGAATCCTTCCACCCATGCACCATCACTCAGCCGCTTGGCTTTGAAAAGGGTCTCTCTCATTGGGCACCTCCGATTGTTGGAATATAATCCATGCTAAAAGGGACTTCCTCCATCATAGAGCCGCATGGGCAAGTGCATATTTCCTTCCGCTCCTCCTCGGAAATATCGTCAGGAAAATCTATGCTGAAAAAGAACCCGCAATCAGGGCATTTCAAGGAAATCATTGGGCACCTCCGATGATCTCGTCAAAGGTATATACCTGACCCTTTTCAACAGACGGGAACAGATGTCTGGTGATTACTTCTCTCTGAAAATATGTGCCGTCTACAATTTCCAGGCACTGCGTCCATGCACCATCGTATTTTATTGCATTGATCTCCGGGAGCAAAACTTTGATTGCCTTCGCCCTCTCCACCTCCTGCTCGGTGAAGCGGGGCTTGCGGATGATGCGGTCTGGGTGGTTGATGGCCTTGACTAGGTAATTTACATTCAGGTCTGTTTCTTTGTGTGCTCCTTGAGATAACCCGATATGCAGCAACCCATCATCGTTAACGAGCAAGATAATGCCTGTGGTCCCTAACTCAAAACGTTCTCCCACCTCAACCCCCAGCACCTCGCAGATTCTTGGCTTGTCCATGTTGGCCTCCAAACTTTCACCTTTGCTATCATTTTTTGTAAGTACATTTCCATCTTCCACCACCTCATAGCCCATCAGGCGAGCGGCTTCGTGAGGGTTGGCTCTTACGTATTCATGACACGGCCTCTTTGTCCCTGCGTATTGCTGCACGGGTTCCCGAAGCTCGCAATAGTCGCAATCTTTTTTGCTATCGCAAAACTGCTCTAATGCCTGTTCAATGGTAAGTGCGACTTCGCCCGTCTTACTCCGAAACCTCATGGGCGGCCTCCTCAAAATGGATTCTCCCGCAGTTGTCATACCGCATCTGCTTGTCCTG